AGGGAAGCCCGTAGCCCACTATTTTGCACAGAGGCGCATTTGAAAGGTTTCGGGTACCCTGGGTGTATGGGCAGAGCTGCGAAACCGATTGAGATGAAACGTAAGCTGGGGAACCCTGGCAGAAGGCCGATTCCTGGGGAGGGTTCTTTGATGGAGATCGAGGGTGGTTATCGGGAACCGTTGCGCCCTTTGGGTGAGGCGGGCTATCAGTTGTGGGCTGAGGTGTTTGGGGTTGGTGAGTTGTGGGTTAGCGCAAAGACTGACACGCAACTTTTGCAGATGGTGTGTGAGCTTTTGGACAGGCGCGAGATTTTGCGTGAGGAGTTTCTTGCTGACCCTACTGAGCGCAAGGTGAACATGTCGCTGCTTGAAACTGAGAAATTGATTCAGTCATCGTTGTCGCTGCTCGGGTTCACCCCGTCTGATCGCTCGAAGCTTGGGCTGGCTGAGGTGAAAGCGAAATCGAAACTTGAGGAGCTGATGGATCGCAGGGCGAGCAGGTTTGAAGATGGGGCAGAGTAGCTGGCCTCCTCGGTGGCTGACCCCTGTTCCTGCTGAGGCAATCAAGCGCGGTAGGCACTTTGAACCTGTTTCGTTATTCGCTGAGGCGTTTGGGATTATCACTAAGGATTCTGTGGCGGGTGCCACTGGAACGGCTTTGGAGTTGCGACCCTGGCAGGTGAGCCTTCTCGAACATATGTTCGCTGTTGAGGGTGGCGGGTATCGTCACCAGTCTCAGCTTGTGGGCATGCCTCGGAAGAATGGGAAATCGGCGCTGGGTTCTGTCATTGCGCTTTATGGTTTGATTCTTGGGCCTAAGGGCGCGGAGGTATATTCGGTAGCGGCAGAGAAGGAACAGGCTCGGATTGTGTTCGCTGATGCTAAGCGAATTGTTGAGAGTTCTAGTGAGCTGTCTGGCATTACGAAGCTGTATCGTGATGCGATTGAGTTGCCTAAGTTTGGGTCTGTTTATCGGGTGGTGTCTGCTGAGGCGTATTCAAAAGAGGGCCTTTCGCCTACGCTTTGTTTAGTGGACGAGGTGCACGCAATCGGAAACCGCGATTTATGGGACACCTTTTCTTTGGCTATGGGTGCGCGTGGAAAGATGTCTACGATGATTGGTATTACTACTGCTGGGGTAAAGGCTGACAGAACAGGGCGCGACTCGATTGCCTATTCGCTCTACCAGTATGGGCAAAAGGTTGCGCGTGGTGAGGTGGATGACCCTAGTTTCTTCATGGCGTGGTGGGAGTCAGCGGAAGAAGCCGATCATAAGAACCCTGAGACTTGGATACAGGCGAACCCTGGGTTTGGGGACTTGAACGCGGTGAGCGACTTCGAGAGTGCTGTGAGGCGCACCCCTGAGGCTGAGTTCAGAACGAAGCGTTGTAATCAGTGGGTGAGTTCGCAGATGTCGTGGCTGCCTACCGGATCGTGGGAGGCGTGCGAGGGTGAGTTTGTGGTGTCACCTGATGATGAGATTGTGTTGGGCTTTGACGGGTCGTTCAGTGGGGATGCCTCGGTGATTGTGGGTGCGGTTGTGCCTAAGGATGATGAGCCGGTGAAGGTGTTTCTGGTGAAGTCGTGGGAGAAAGATTTGAACATCCATGATGATGATTGGCGTGTGGACATTGCTGAGGTTGAGCAGACTGTTTTGGATTTCTGTCAGGCTCACCCTAAGGTGCGTGAGGTTGCGTGTGACCCTTTCCGCTGGCAACGTTCGATGCAGGTTTTGGAGGATAAGGGTGTGCCGATTGTGGAATGGCCTAGCACCTCGGCCCGCCGAATGGTGCCTGCCTGTAGCAAGGTGTTTGATGCTGTGATGGAGTCGAGGCTTATCCATGACGGGAACCCGATACTTGCCAGACACCTCAGCAACGCGGTTACAAAGATTGACAACATGGGGCCACGCATTGTGAAAGACTCAAGAAACAGCCCTAGAAAGATAGATGCAGCGGTTGCTTTGGTGATATGCGTAGATAGGGCACTCACAGGCGCTAAACTAGAACCAGTGCCTGAATTCTTTGGATAGGTGTGATGGTCAGTTCAACTTTGCAAATAGTAGGCGCAGCGACAGTCGTTGCAGGCGTGATGCTCATTTCTGTCCCTGTGGGGCTTGTGGTGGGTGGCGCTGTTCTAGTTTTACTCGGATTAGCTTTGGGGCGATAAGTGGTATTCAACAAACTGTGGGAAGATAGGGCAATTAGTTTTCAGTCAATTTGGGAGACTGGTGATGACGTTGCTTTGGGTAATCAGTCAGGCACTCACATTGATGAGGCGAACGCGCTCACCATTGCAGCGGTTCACTCTGCTGTGTCTCTGATCGCTGACACTGTTAGCACTTTGCCGGTGGATTGTTTCTTTCGTTCTGATGGCAACCGTAGACCTTTCCGGCCTAAGCCTTCATGGGTGGGGCAACCTGATGTGAACTTCAACGGGCACGCTGTTTTCTATAACAGTCTCCTGGTGTCGCTCCTGGTGGATGGTAACGCTTTCGTGCGGGTGTTCAGTAACCGCGCTGGCGAGGTTGTGAACCTGGTTGTGTTGAACCCGAACACTGTGGAGATTACCCGCAACCCTAAGGGCTTGCTGGTGTTCACTGTGCAGGGCGAGGACAGGCCACTAACCTCGGAGCAGATTCTTTACATTCCTGACTTGTTGCGCCCTGGTACGGTGCGCGGCGTGTCGCGGGTTCACGCTTTGAAAGAAAACCTGGGGCTGTCTAAGGCGTTGGAACTTTACGCGGCTACCTTCTTTGGGCAGGGCACAACCTTGCAGGGTGTTATTGAGTACCCTGGGGCGCTGACTTTGGAGCAGGCTGATTCTTTGCGCGGTTCATTCGATAACGCTCACAAGGGGTGGCGTAAGAGTGGGCGCACAGGGATTCTCAGCGGTGGTGCGAGCTTCAAAGCGACACAGGCAGACCCAGAGAAGTCTCAAGCATTAGAGGCCCGCAGAATGGCTGTGGAGGATATTGCGCGGATTTGGCGGATACCGTCACACATGCTGAACCTGCCTGGCACGAACACTTATTCGAGCGTTGAGCAGAACATGCTTGGTTTTGTGACTCACACGTTGCGCCCTTATGTGACAAAGATTGAGGATGCGATGAGTTCTCTTATGTCGCGTTACCCTGGCGGCGCTGAGAGTTTTATCAAGTTCAACATGAACGGTTTGCTTAGGGCTGACATTCAGAGCCGGTTCAGCGCGTATAGCACTGGGTTGCAGTCTGGGTTCCTGGCGATCAATGACGTGCGCCGCTTGGAGGACTTATCACCACAGGAGGGCGATGCTGCAAGCGCGGTGCGTGTCCCATTGGCTAACGTGAACTTGTCTGAATCTGGTGTGAAGGCGCAACGCGAGAAGATTCAAATGGTGCGCGATCTGGTGTTTGCTGGGTTCGACCCCGCCGAGGCTATGGAGATGATTGGGTTGCCCGCTGTGGCTCACACTGGTTTGGCTTCAGTGCAGTTGCAGGGCGTGGCACAGGTAGACCCTGAAAATCCTGATTCGGTGTATAAAGATGCGGTTACTTGATGACAGAAGCCAGAGAACTACCGGACAACTACCGGCCCGCCACTAGCGAGGATGTGCCCGAGGGTCGCGCTTGCGGTAACTGTATCTTCTTCAATGAGGAGAAGCTGGATGATGAGGGCCGCGCTTATTGTGAGCGCTGGGATGACTATGTTCAGGGCGGGCATTATTGCAACGCTTGGCAGGGGGAAGATGAAGCCCGCGTGGATTCCGAACCTGCACCGGCAGAGGATCAGATTACCGGCTCGGATAAGAACCCCGATGGTTCTGCTTCAGGCGCTGGCGGGGACATCAAATTATCCGAGAGGACTGAGACTGCTCTGCGAAACAAAGTTTCTGAACATAATGAGCAAATGGAAGCTGATGACAAGCCCGCCTACACTCGCACCACTTATGGGCAACTAGCCGCGGTGTACCGCAGAGGTTCTGGCGCTTATTCAAGTTCACACCGGCCTGGGGTTTCCCGCGCTGCATGGTCTATGGCGAGAGTGAACGCTTACTTGTATCTGTTGCGGAACGGGAAACCCGAAAACGCTAACTACATAACCGATTATGACTTACTACCTGAGGCGCACCCGAAAAGCACCCGCTCGGTAGAGCAGGGTGAGGTTGAGAACCGCGATGTGGATTTGACACCACCGGCTTACATGCGTGCGAGTGCCCGCAGAGGGCTTGAGTGGCATTCTGAGGGACTTTCCGGCGATGGTCTACTGGATAGGACTGTGCGAGAAGCTAGGGCGTTAGAGAGCGGTTCGGTAACAGCGGATAAGTGGGTTCGGTTGCGTGCTTTCCTTGCACGTCACATGGTGGACTTTGATGCACCGGCAGCTTCCCCTGACAGCGATGACTTCCCCAGCCCTGGTGTTGTGGCAATCGCTTTGTGGGGTGGAGGCACCTCCCGCCGATCAGCGCAACGCGCTATGGACTATGCCGAGGGTGTCATTGGTAGAATAGAAGAAGAAAATGAAGGCCGAGCTAAGGGGCAAGCATTGAGCAAGATGGAAACCCGCGTTACCGTTACCGATTTTGAGGTGCGCGAAGAAGCTGACGGGATGCACCTGACCGGGTACGCGGCCCGTTTCAACGAGGCATCAGAGCCTCTACCGTTCAGGGAATACATTGCGCCTGGCGCTTTCAAGCGTTCCCTGCAATCCCGCAACGATGTGAAACTACTTTGGAACCACGACAGCTCCACTGTGTTGGGTTCCACTCGCAGTGGAACTTTGAAGCTGACTGAGGATGCACAGGGTTTGCGAGTGTCTGCCACGTTGCCCGAAACTCAGGCGGGGCGCGATGCTAAGGTGCTCATTAACCGTGGCGATGTCACAGGATTTTCCTTTGGTTTTACTGTGCCTTCAGGTGGTGACTCCTGGAATGAGGATGGCAGTGAGCGCACGTTGAACGCTGTTCGCCTGATGGAGGTTTCCACTGGTGTCGCGTTCCCCGCATACCCCACGACCAACGGCACCGCTTTGGTGCGCGGCTGGGACAAGGTTGCAGAACGGGCCAACGTGGATGCTGATGCTTTGGCTGATGCGCTGTTGAAGATTGAGAGTGGCGAGGACATCAGCAGTGATGATCGGCAACTCATCACAACTGTGTTGGATAAGCTGTCACCTGTGGAGCAGGTCGAGGAGTCTAAGGGTGATCTGGACATGCTTGCTTTGAAGAAGAAGAAGCTCGAACTTTTGATGGGACTCTAATGCCTCGTAAAGATAAGTATGGAAAAGGCGGGAAGCGTAAATGATGGCTGCTAGGGATGACATTAAGAAGGCTATTTTGCGGGTTGCTGGCGATCCGGTTTCGGGGGCGATTGCTTCGCTTGCTGATGAGATGGCTGATGCTGTGGTCGCGTTGGATGATTCTTCTGCTGAGACACCGAAGAAGGTGAAGCCTGCTAGGGGCACTGTTCAGCAGGCAGAGAAAGAAACTCGTGTCATGGAGGCTGTCGAACAGCGCTAACGAGTTTCCCCCTGCCGATTTCCCTTCGTTATTCCGGCAGGGGGTTTTCTCATTCCTGGGGCAAGTTTGTGTTTGGGGTTGCGCTCATTGTGTATATGATATACACTTTAGGTAACAACAACGAAAGGGAAAACAATGAACAAGCAAATTACCAACAAGGAGTTCAACCAGACCAAGCGCGAACTCGCTCACTATTTATCATGGGAAACCGATGTCAGTAACATTGAATCGGCCCTGATGCTTTGGTCAAACTTTCAGGCAGAATCTCAGAAAGGAGCCCTCGCCTCCAACTGGCAGGAAGCGCAAAGGCTTTTGCTTCAGGTAATAATTGAGTATGCGGCCTAGTTACAAATCAGAGAGCCCCCTCTACGGAGGGGGTTTTCTTTTGCCCACAGTAAAGACACGCCTACCTTATACAATGGGAGTACCGGATTTGTGCGTTACCGCTGCTGGTAGTAGTTGAGTGTCACCACCACTGCGAAACAAACTAATCAAACTATTGAAAGGGCATACTATGTCTGAGTTCATCAAGACTCAGGAAGAAGCCCGCGCAAACCTGACAATGCAAATCCGTGAAGTTATTGACGGTGCAGAAGCAGACTCGCGTGGACTTGACTCCGCTGAGTTGGAAAAAATTGACCGTATCGAAAGCGACATCCGCAAAGCTGATGAGGCGCTTGAGGTTGCACGTCGTTCCGCTGACCGTCTCGCACAGGCTTCTGAAGCTTCGCGTGGCCTTGAGGTTGTCGAGGAAGCACGCGGCGCAGCCGATGTGTTCCGTTCGATGGCTCGCGGTGAAATCCGTGGACATGACTTCACGATGGAAAAGCGTGCCACGCTAGTTCCTTCTGCGAACACTGTTCCTGTGGACTTCCTTGACCGCGTTTACGCGCTCGCTAAATTGGTTGGCCCTTACTTGGAGACCTCTGAGGTATTCAACAGGGACTCAGGATCAGATTTGCGGGTGCCCGTAATGACGGCCTATAGCACTGCAACGGAAAGCGCTGCTGGCGCTGCCATGGATGAGTCCGAGAACACTTATGGTTCTCTCCTCCTCCAGCCTGCCAAGCAGGGCTTCATCGTGAAGCTTGCTAACGAGCTGATTAGCGATGCTGGATTCGACATCGAAAGCTCGATTATCGAAAATGCGGGCGTAGCAATCGGAACGCGCGTGAACACCATCGTGAACACAGCAGTTGAAGCTGTTGCTGGCGCTGGCGTAACCGCCGCTTCAGCCACGGCTATCACCGCTGACGAATTGATAGAGCTCTGCTTCGCTCCCGATGGCATGGTTCGACTTTTGCCAGGGACCGGATTTATGGTTGCTCCTAGCACCATGGCTCTGATCCGTAAGCTGAAGGATTCGGATGGTCGCTACATTCTCGACCCAATCGTTTCCTCGGTGGATGGCAACGCAAGCGCTACTCTGCTTGGGTTCCCCGTTTACGAAAACCCTGCTGTGGATGCAGCTACCACTGGAAACCAGGCCGCGTTCTTCGGTCACTGGCCTTCGGTGAAAATCGCAACCACCGGACTCGCAACAAGCGTTTCCACCGATGCGTACTTCGCAAACGACATCACCGGCTATAGGTTCACGTACCGCATCGCCGCCGGCGTGGCTAACGGATCCTCGCATATAAAGAAACTGACAATGGCCTAAGCCTTATCGGTTCAAGGAACCCCTCCCCGCCTGTCATGGGTGGTGGGGGGTTTCTTATTTCTCCCAATAGGTTTCGAGGTACTGATTTACATAGGTGCCAAAGTCACTGCCTGGGATGAGGCGGGTGGTGAGGCGCTCATGGTTGTCAATGCGGGTGATGGTGTCTGCAACTTTGCCCCACCTGTAGGCGAGCGTTTCCCTGCGCTTCTGGATTTCTAGGGTTTCCCCGTGAGGGTAGTAGTCCCAGGGTTCGGTGTAGTCCACTGCTTCAGTCCAGTCACCACAGGCGATGAGCGCCGCCATTGCGTGCCCAACGTGTTTGATGGAGCATTCGTCACGATCACCTATGCGCCAGATGGCGTTGAGTTGCTGGTTGAGGCGGTGGATGTTTTGCTGGTCTGTGCGCTTTGAGAGGTCACACTGGCGTTCTGTTGTCATGCTCATACTGTATAGCCTACACACTCATTGTGCAAACACAAACCAGGCACACTGCCCGCGATAGAATAGAACCTGGAGGATTACATGGCTATTGAGAACGGTTACGCGCCACTTGCCGATGTGAAGGCTGCTTTGCGTATTACAGACACAGTGGATGACGGCCTACTGGAGATAAGCATTGAGGCTGCATCGCGTGAGATTGATGGGTTCTGCGAGCGCTTCTTCTACTCGACAAGCGCCACAAGGGTTTACCTGCCCACCGATTCACTGACAACCCACACCGATGACATTCAAACGGTGACAACTTTGAAGGTGGACACTGCCGGTGATGGCGTGTTCAATCAGACTTGGACAACCTCGGACTTTCAACTTTCTCCCCTGAATGGAATCGCGGGCGGTATTGAGACACCCTTCAACACTGTGAGCGCTGTGGGTGATTACTTGTTCCCGATTTATCAGCCCCGCAACGTGGAGGCTCAGCAGGCTTCTGTGCAGATCGTGGGCGTGTTCGGTTTCGCTTCTATCCCTACAGCGGTGAAGCAGGCGTGCATCATTCTTTCCATGCGCCAGTTCAAGCGGTACGACTCCCCAACGGGTGTGATGGGTTTCGGAGATTTGGGCGTGATGCGGGTGGGTCGGGTGGACCCTGATGTCGAGAAACTTTTGATGCCCTTCAGGAGAATGAGAACCGCGTGAGCATCAGCACAATTCGTGACGGCTTAGCAACTAACCTCGCAACGATTTCGGGGCTGAGAACTAAGGCTGACATTCCTGACAACCCGTCCCCACCTGTGGCGGTTGTGTCCCTAAACAGTGTTTCTTACGATCAGGCTTTCAAGCAGGGTCTGGCACTTTACAACTTCACCATCACTGTGATTGTGGGGCGCGTGTCAGAACGCTCCGCACAGGCCAGGTTGAACGCTTACGCCTCTACTGGGGCGGGCGGGGTGAAGAACGCAATCCAGTCAGATAAGACTCTCGGCGGGGCTGCTTTCGATGTCAGGATGCAGGAGATGACTAACATCGGTGCGATAACATTAGGTGAGCAAAGTTATCTGGCAGCTGAGTTTTCAGTTGTCGTTTACGCAGAATAAGGAGACATTGTGGCAGTTTTCGCAGCTACAGATTTTGACATTACTATCGGGGGCACTGACTTCAGCGCCAGCCTAGCTGCTCTGACCTTAGATATAAGTAGGGAGCAGCTTGAAACGACAGCCTTCGGCGATGCTGCGAGAACGTATGTCGCGGGCCTTCAGGAGGCTTCGGTCACGTTGAGCTTCCACCAGGACTTCGCGGCCTCGGCTGTGGATGCCACCTTGCACGCGGCGCTTGGGACTGAGGTCGCTATCGTTCTCAAGCCCACCTCAGCTGCTGTTGGTGCTGGGAACCCCAGCTATTCCTTCAACGCTTTGGTTACGCAGATCACCCCGTTCAGCTCGAACGTTGGAGACCTTGCCACACAAGATGTGACCTTCCCCGTATCAGGAGCAGTTACCCGCGCCGTAAGCTAGTTAGTGCTAAAGTTTGAGGTATGAACTTCAATCTTCTAGTAACTTTTCTTGATGGTACAAACCGCGAGGTCAGTGGCATTGCTGCTGACCTTGTGGCGTTTGAGGCGCACTTCGATTTGAGTGTGGCCCGCCTGAACGCTGACATGAAAATCACGCACTTGCTGTGGCTGGCGTGGCATGTTCTGAAGCGCACTGGTGAGAGCAAGCACACGTTCGATAAGTGGGTTGAGTCTGTGGAAGGCGTGGAGGCCTCTAACCCAAAATAATGCAGGGGCTGGGGGAGACTTCAGCTCATTGGCTTATTGCTCAGATTGCGGTTGAGACTGGCATCAGCCCCACTGAGTTGCTGGCGTTAGAACCTCGGATGTTGTTCACGCTTGAACGCGCCCTGGTCGCTAAGGCTAATCAGTCTAGGAAGCCACGCAAGGGCAGGCGATAGAATAGAAGCAGGATTGGAGTTCTGTTGCTGTCTACAAAGATGCGTGTCACAGGGTTGAAAGACACTGTTGCGACTTTGCGCAAGATGGACAATGAGACTCAGAAGCGGTTGCGTAAGGATATGCGTGCCGGTATTGCTGCCACTGCGCGTGAGATCGCTAACACTGTGGACTCTACGCCTCCCCTGTCTGGTATGGGGCCAAACACTCGCAGGGGCGGGAACCGTGTGAATGGTGTGACTCGGTGGACTGGTGTGCGAAAGGCTGGGGTGCAGTTTAGGACTGGCGGGGGCAAGAGCAGGCGTATTCTGTCTATGAAGTTCACTGGGGCTCAGGGCGGGCTTGGTTTGATTTACGCTGAGCTTGCAGGTTCGAGCAGGAGGCCTGGGAGACAGTTCACAAAGGTTTATGAGCGCAACGGGATTCCTGGGTTCCAGCACGCTGTTCGCGGTCAGGGTGCGGCTTTCAATGAGGGGATTAGAAAAAAAACGGGTATCAATAAGCGGGGTGGTTTCTTCCTTTACGATGCTGCAATCAAGCGGGCGGGCAGTATTGAAAGACAGGGCAGAGACTCTGTCAATAAATATATGAAGGATGCTAACGCCGCGATCAGGAAAGCAAGGTTCGGTTTCTAATGGCTATTTTTATTCCCCTAGTTACTAAGTTTGATGATAAGGGTCTGAAGGGCGCTAGGAAGGCGCTCGCTGGTTTCAGTAACTTTGCGACTGATATTGCTCGGGTGGCTTCTGCTGCTATTGCTGGGGTGGCCGTTGCGGGCGTGCGTGAAGCGGCACAGTTCGAGACTAGCTTTGCAAAGATTCAGGGTTTGGTGGGTGTTACCGCTGATGAGATTGGTGTGCTTGAGGAGGCGGCGAAAAGGCTAGGCCCAGAGTTCGGAAAGAGTGGGATAGAGGCTGCCGATGCGCTGTTCTTTATCACCTCGGCTGGTTTGCGTGGCGCTGAGGCCACAGAAGTTTTGGAAGCTTCCCTGAAGGGTGCCGCTATCGGCCTGGGTGAGACCAAAACTATTGCTGATCTTGCCACCTCAGCCATGAACGCCTTTGGCGCTGAAAACTTGAGTGGTACTAAAGCTGTAGATGTTTTGGCTGAAGCCGTCCGGTTGGGTAAAGCTGAGCCTGCTGAGTTTGCTGATGCGCTCGGCATGGTGTTGCCTATTGCTTCTGAGATGGGCATTTCATTCGATCAGGTGGCTGGTTCTGTTGCAGCCATGTCAAAGACTGGTTCTGATGCGCGGGTTGCAACTACTCAGCTCCGCCAGGTCATGGCAACCATATTGAGTCCCACTAAGGGGGCTAATGATGCATTAGAAAGCATGGGTCTTTCCGCGCAAGGTTTGCGTGACCAAATCAAGGAAGAAGGATTGCTTTCAACGCTGGCAACCTTGAAAGATAGGTTTGGCGATAACGAAGAAGCCGCATCCTCTGTTTTTGGCAACATTCGCGCCTTGATGGGTGTTCTCGACCTGATGGGTAAAAACGCAGAAGATAACGCAAACATCATGCGCCTGATGGCTGATGATGTGGGTGTACTCGATGAGGCGTTAGCCATAACCTCTGAGACTTCAGAGTTTAAGTTCAATAAGGCGATGGCTGGGGCTAAGGCTATCCTGCTTGAAATCGGTGTGGCTTTGCTGGAACGGCTACAGCCCTACCTTGACAACTTCCTTCAGTTCATGGAGGACAAGGGGCCGGTTATCGAACAGATGTTC